CCGGACCAGATTGCCGCCGACAGGTACCTGGAGTCCAAGAAGGCCAGCCGCAGCAAGGGTCTCGGCATCAAGCTCGTCAAGCTCGCGCCGGGAGGGAGCGTCTGAATGTGGCCGTTCCGCAAGAAAAGGAAGTCCCGCGCGTCCCTCCCGGCCGCGCTTCAGGCGGACGCGAAGGCGCCGGTCGTCATGCGAGCGCGCTATGATGCGGCTCAGACCACGGCCGACAATGCCCGGCACTGGGCCATGGCCGACGCGCTGTCGGCCGACGGCGCCATGTCGCCCGACGTCCGGCGGAAGCTGCGGCAGAACGCCCGCTACGAGGTGGCCAACAACAGCTATGCCAAGGGCATCGTGCTGACGCTGGCCAACGACTGCGTGGGCACGGGGCCGCGGCTCCAACTGCTGACGAGTGACGGGGAGCTCAACAATCGCGTGGAGGAAGCCTTCGCCGATTGGTGCCGGGCGGTCCGCCTGGCCGGCAAGCTCCGCACCATGCGGGCGGCCAAAGCTACTGACGGCGAGACGTTCGCCGTGCTGACGGCCAACCCGCTCATCGATTCGCCCATCATGCTCGACGTGCAACTCGTGGAGGCCGACCGCGTGGCGGCGCCGTGGGCCTCCCTGATGAATGACACCGGCGATGTTGACGGCATCACCCTGGACGCCTGGGGCAACCCGCGAAGCTACTCAATTCTCCGGCAGCACCCCGGCGACCTGTCCGCCTGGCAGCACGAGTATGACCTGGTGGACGCCTCGTCCGTGATCCACTGGTTCCGTGAGGACCGTCCCGGTCAGCACCGGGGCGTGCCGGAAATCACGCCGGCCCTGCCGCTCTTCGCCCAGCTGCGCGACTACACGCTGGCGGTGATCGCCGCGGCCGAGACGGCGGCGGATTTCGCGGCGGTGCTCTTTACCGATTCCCCGGCCAACGGCGAGGCCCAGGCCCTGGAGCCGATGGACATCGTCGCCCTGGAGAAGCGGATGGCGACCGTGCTGCCGGACGGCTGGCGTCTGGGGCAGATCGAAGCCCAGCAGCCGGCGACGGGTTACGCCGAATTCAAACGCGAGATTCTGAACGAGATCGCGCGGTGCCTGAACCTGCCCTACAACATCGCCGCCTGTAATTCCAGCGGCTACAACTACGCCTCCGGCCGGCTGGATCACCAGACCTATTACAAGGCGATTCGTGTCGAGCAGTCGCACCTGGCGGAGGTGGTGCTCGACCGCATTCTCGCCGTCTGGCTGTACGAGGCGTCGCTGACGGAGGAGTTTTCCATACTGCGCACCGTGCGCAGTATGGCCCACCAGTGGTTCTTCGACGGTTCGGAGCACGTGGACCCGGCGAAGGAGGCCAACGCCCAGGCGACCCGGCTGACGAGCAACACCACGACGCTGGCCATCGAGTACGCCCGCCAGGGCCGCGACTGGGAGACGGAACTCAGGCAGCGGGCCAAAGAGAAGCAACTGATGAAGGAGTTGGGGCTGGTCGAGGAATCCACCCCACCCACCGACCCTGAAGATGATGACGAAAGCGACGAGGAAAAGGAGACCGAAACGGATGTCGAAGCACGCCGCGCAGCCTGAATATCTGCTGTTCCAGTGTCCGCTCACCGTTGAGGCCGCCGATGGGGACAACGAGAAGCAGATGCCGCGCTTCCGCATGGTCGCCTACACCGGCGGCACGATGCGGATCGCGGGCTTCCCGCACCCGGTGGTCGTGGACCTCGAGGGCCTGGCCGTCGACCGCCAGGACATTCCCGTGCGGCTCGATCACAAGCCTCACCAGGGCGTCGGCCACACGCAGAAGGTCGCCATCGAGAACGGCCAGGTGCTGGCCGAGGGCCTCGTCAGCCGCGACACCTCATGGGCTCGCGACGTGGCGAAGTCCGGCGTCAATGGCTTCCCGTGGCAGGCCTCGATCGGTGCGGCCGTCGTCGACGCCCAGTTCATCCCCAACGGCCAGCATGTCGTCGTCAACGGACGGACCTTCACCGGGCCGCTGCACGTGGTCCGGCGGGCTGTCCTCAAGGAAATTTCGTTCGTCGACAGCGGCGCCGACGCCAATACCAGCGCCCGAGTTGCCGCCCAGAACCCCGAGCAGAAGGAGCCGCAGCCCATGGAAGAGACCAGCACCGCCGTTGCCGAAGCCGTCGCCACCCAAACGCAGGAGACCCAGACCGAAACCCCCGAGGCTGGTAGCGAGACCGCCCAGCCGGAGCAGCCCGCGGTCACGCCGACCACGGTGAACGCTACGGCCGCCACCGACAGTGATCCGGTCGTCACGATGCGCCGACAGATGGCTGCCGAGACGCGGCGCGTGGAGGCTGTTCGCAAGCTCTGCCGCGGCAAGCATCCGGACATCGAGGCCCAGGCCATCGAAGAGGGCTGGGACGAGACGAAGGTCGAGCTCCACGTCCTCCGTGCCTCGCGGCCCCAGGTGCCGGCGGTGACCTCGCGGCCGCGCAACACCGGCCCGCAGGTTTTCGAGGCCGTGGCCCTGATGGCCGCCGGCTGCCCCATGAGCCGCATCGAGGCGGCCTACGCCGAGCCGATCCTCGAGGCCGCCGACAAGCTCCGCGGCGTCGGCATCCAGGAGTTCTGCGAGTTGGCCTGCGGGCAGCAGTTGCCGCGCTACCGGCGGGACGCCAGCGGCTGGCTCCAGGCGGCGTTCTCGACCACCAGCCTGCCGAACATCCTCTCCAACATCGCCAACAAGATGCTTCTGGAGGGCTACAACTACGTCGAGGATGCCTGGCGCAAGATCGCCCGCATCGCCAGCGTGAACGACTTCAAGGAGCACACCCGCTACCGCATGACGGGGAGTTTCGAGTTCCAGAAGGTCGGCCCTGACGGCGAACTGAAGCACGGCCGGCTGGGCGAGCAGACCTTCAGTCAGCGGGCCGACACCCACGGCATCATGTTCGCCCTCACCCGGCAGATGATCATCAACGACGACATGGGCGCGTTCACTGACATCCCCCGGCAGATCGGCATGGGCGCCGCCGAGGCCATCGCCGACGCGGTGTGGGGCCTGTGGCTCTCCAACCCCACGCAGGCCGACAACAAGGCCTTCTTCCACGCCGATCACAAGAACTACTCGGACGGCGCCGACACGGCCCTGGCCGTCGATTCGCTGACGGCGGCCGAGGTGATGTTCAGCGAGCAGACCAAGCCGAACAGCCGGCCCCTGGGCATCGCGGCGAGCCTGCTGCTGGTGCCGACGGCCCTGAAGGTTCCGGCGGAACTCCTGATGAAGAGCGTCAGCCTGAACGAGACGACCACCGCCAACAAGGGCAAGCCAGCGGCCAACCCGCACCTGGGCAAATACGAAGTCGTCAGTTCGGTCTACCTGTCCAGCGCCGCCTTCACCGGCTCAAGCTCGAAGGCCTGGTATCTGCTGGCCGACCCGAACCGGCTGCCGGCCATCGAGGTCGCGTTCCTGAACGGCGTGGACCGGCCGACGGTCGAGAAGACCGACGCCGACTTCAACACCCTCGGCGTGCAGTTCCGGGGCTACATCGACTTCGGCGTCCGCGAGCAGGATTACCGTGGGGCGCTGAAGATGAAGGGCGAGGCCTGAGCCTCGCCGCGTCCTTTCGGGCGGCGGTGATTCCCTCTAACCAACAAGGAGCAAGTGACGATGGCGACGCGATTCGTGCATGACGGCAAGAGTGTGGATTACACCACGAGCGCGGCGGTGACCGCCGGGGACGTGGTGGTTCAGGGCGATCTGGTGGGCGTGGCGAAGCTGGACATTGCCGCCAACGCCCTCGGGGCGCTGGCGGTGACGGGAGTGTTTGATTTTCCGAAGGCGACCGGGGTCGGGAGCGGCATCGCCGTGGGCAAGAAGGTCCACTGGAAGGCCGACCCCGGCGTGGCGACGACCGATGCCGACGACGGCGGCGACCCGAAGGTCGAGTATCCCTACATCGGCAAGGTCGTGAAGGCCGCGGCCGATGCCGACGCGACGGTTCGCGTGCGGCTGAGCCAGTAACCAATGGACCTCATCGAGCAATCCTCGGCCTGGCTGGACGGTGAGCGGCGACGCTTCATGTCGCGGCCGGTGACGTACAGCCGGGCCGGGGACTCGGCCGAGGTCCTGGCCACCGTCGGGCGGACGACGTTCGACGTGGCGGACGAGTACGGCATCAGCCAGCACTGGGAGTCGCGTGATTACCTGGTGCTGGCGAACGACCTCTCGGCCTTCGGGCTGCCGCAGCGCGGTGACCGGATCACCGAGACGGTGGGCGGGCAGACGCTGGTCTATGAGGTGATGGCGCCGGGCGGTGAGCCACCGTGGCGCTGGAGCGATGCGTATCACCGGACACTGAGGATTCACACCAAACAGGTGGGCACGGCATGAGCGGCGAGTGCGACATGCGGTTCGAGGACGTTTGCGGGGACGAAGTCGCTGGC